TTCAAAACAACATAATCATCACAAATGCTTAAAGCGTGGAAACCATTGACCTTACCATCATTAAAATGTGCGACGCAGTACAGGGTATTATTTGCCACGCGTCGCTGAATATCAACAGAATTAGCTGATCCAGCAGCAGCGGAAGTACTACTAGGGGAAACAGAGGCAACTTTGAGTAGGGGGGCCATAGGACTAGCCCACCAACTCGCAGGCTTTGGAGCCTCAGGCATATCATCTTTGGCATGGGGCGCAACCCTTGGTTGAGCAGCAAACCGCGCCATCAACTTCGCACCCAAACCACCAACAGCAACGAGCACCAGAAAAGCACTAAGAACATAATATCTATGCTCATAAAGATAAACACGTGCAAGACCGCTAAGCCACGGGACACCAGAGGTGCGGATTCTATCAATCCATCGAATGCTAACCGGGGTAACAACATGGCGTTGCCAAAAACGGTGGCACCAATCATAGCTCAGTAGACTCGCAACAGTTATCAAAAGAAAGCCGCTACCACTACTAATCCAATGAGGAGCCGACCACCATAAGATGAACCACAAGGAAAAATAAAGCAAACTGAATCCATAGTGATAGATCAAATGAATGACACTAATACTAGGGTAACAGATGGACCATGGATCAAGAGGTGTGATCTGATTGCGCATATAAGATTGTACGTCAATGCGCCCAGACCCAGGATGATCCAAGGAGCAGTGAAATGTCGGAAAATGAGACATAACACCAACAGATGGGCCATTGGCAAAAGAAACATTACAACGATACAATCCTGCAAGTATTGCAACAGCATCACGATCGGTATGGGCTTGGTTGTATGAGATAAAATCTTGAGGGTTATAATCAAAGAATTCATCGCCGTACGTCTGGCGAACAAAGGTGGTAAATTGAGCCAAGAAGAGTTCGCGAAATGAAGGAGGAGTAAAAGACCAGCGTATTTTCTGCAAAAGACGATGAAAAATGCGTGTCGATTGTGAACGAAACGTGCAAACACGACTAAAAGCTGAGGAAATGAGCTCCCGCAATTCGAGAAAATGCGACAAGCTCAAGGCTTGGCGCTTCACTTCAGAAACTGGAATCTCAGGGGGAGGGCACACACAAGTAAAACACTTGCAAAGCTTGCAAAAATGGATGTTGCGAGTTATGTCAGCATTCGATTTCAGGATACACTGCTGGACAGCCGTGTGCTTGGGTATAGCCTCAGAAAGCAAATGAAGGAAATCATCAAAATTTGAAACGC